ACTGCAGCAAACGGATATACATATGTAATGGGTGGAATTATATTACAATGGGGATACCAAGCCTACACTACAACAGCAACACCTGTGGTATTTCCAATAACGTTCCCTACTGCTTGTACGTCTGTACATGTAACAACAAACAGACTTACTAATGGAGCAAATGGATATAATCATGCTGGTAGTTTAACAACAGCCGGATTTAGTGCAGTATTTGATGGAACAGGTGGATGGTGGTCGGCAATTGGATATTAAAAAATAAAAATATATGATTTATTACGCAACATTTAATGAAACGGAAGACTATACTGGATTTTATACCAAAGAAATACATGGTGATAATATTCCAACCCCAAATGTAGAATTGACAGAAGCGCAATGGAAAGAAGCTATTACGGGTAGATATAAATTAGTAGATGGAGTGCATACTCATAATCCATTCACACAGGAACAATTGGATGTCAAAGAACTATCAATAGCTAGGAGTAATAGAAACAATTTACTTAAAGAATCCGATTGGACACAATTACCAAATAATCCACTAACCGCTGAAAAGCAAGAGGAATGGAATGTATATAGACAAAAATTAAGAGATATTCCAAAAACAATTCCATATATATTCCCAGAACCACCACTTTAATAAATTTGTAACAAAAAGTAAAAACTATATATTTATATATATAAAACAATATTATGGCACAAAAAACTGAAAAATTAGAGCAAGAAGTTCTAGAAAGTATAACTTCTTTACAAAACAAAGCGGCAGAACAAGTACATGTTTTGGGTGAATTTCACATTAGACTTAGAGAATTGGAGGCTGAAAAGAAAAGAATGCAAGAATTTGTATCTACAATTGAAGCTGAATATGACAAGTTAGCTACTACTTTAAATGAAACTCTTAAGGGATTGGAAACTAAATATCCTAAAGGAGAAATTGATTTAAAAGAGGGAACTGTTATATTTGATGATGGTCAATAAAATAAATTTGGCAATTTAAAAAAAGTTTCGTATATTTGTTACAACTATGAGTAAAAAGAAATTACTGTATGTTTGTCCCCACCTTTCTACCGGCGGACAACCTCAATACACTTACAAGCAGATAAAGCAATTTATCAATGATTACCAAATAGAAGTTGTTGAAATAAACAATAGCGGTGGAACTGCGTTTGTAGTACAAAAGAATAAAATTAAAGCATTAGTTCCTGTTCATACATTAGGGGATAACAGAGCAGAAATAATTGATATCATTAATACTTTCAAACCTGATATTATACATTTTCAGGAGATTCCACAACATGATTTATCAACTGATATTTTAGATAGAATATTTTCGGATAAAAGAAAATATTTTATTGTAGCATCTACACATGGGTCTTTAACAAATCCTGAAGAAATAATTTACCATCCCGATAGATATATTTTAGTATCCGAATGGAGTAGACAAAAGTTTATTGATACTGGTGTTGAAACTGATATATGGGAATATCCAATCGAAGAATATGTGTTTGATAAAGCAACTGCACAAAAAGAATTAGGATTTGAATCTGATTGGAAGCATGTACTTAATGTTGGATTATTTGCACCAGGTAAAAATCAAGGTGAAGTATTTGCAATAGCAAGGCAATTAGAAAAATACAAAATTAAATTTCACTTTGTAGGAAATCAAGCTGGAAACTTTGAACATTATTGGGGAGATATAATGAAATACAAACCTGATAATTGTATTGTTTGGGGAGAAAGAAATGATGTTGATACTTTTTACGCAGCATCGGATATGTTCTACTTTAGTTCTATAATTGAATTAAATCCGTTATCAGTTAAAGAAGCACTATCATACGGACTACCATCTATATTTAGAAAGTTACCAACTTATTTAGATACATACGATAATAATCCATTGGTTACATACATTGGTGATGATTTAAAAGTTACTAAAAAAATTATATTAGAAACTTTACAACCTGAATTCAATGAGATACCGGGTTGGTTTGTTTATGATACTATGTATGATGATATGGTTAAGAATGCTAAAGGTGGTGAAACTTTTGTTGAGTTGGGTTCTTGGTTTGGTAAGTCTACAAATTATATGGCAACTAAAATTAAAGAATCTGGTAAGGATATAAAATTCACAACAATAGATACATTTAAAGGAACTGCAGATGAAGGGTTGCATAATACAATAGTAAATGGGTCTTTTGATGGAGATATATTTTATGAATTTATAGATAACACAATCATATCAGATAACTACGGAACATTTGATATCATAAAAGATACATCACATAATGCTACCAACCAATTTCAAAATAACAGCATTGATTATATAATGTTAGATGGTGGGCATAGTTATGAGGATGTAAACGAAGATATAAAACTTTGGTATAATAAAGTAAAACCGGGTGGATATATTTCTGGAGATGATTATGGTGGTAGTTTCTTTCCTGGTGTTACTAAAGCAGTTGATGAATATTTTTATAATCAATGTGAAATTGGATTTAGAACTTGGAAAATGAAAAAACCAAGAATACAAATAAAGCATTTATTAACAAGACCTGATGATGCTAGAGAAAGAGTAAGTATTCAATCATTAAAGCAATTATCAAAATACGGAATGGATTATGTACAAATGATAAATACTCCATACGAAGGATTAGCACCTGTTGAAAATTGTAGAAGACCTGAAAATGTTAGTAAAGATAATAAGCCGGGTGAATTATATCCGGGAGCAGGTATTGGATATATTACGGGTAGACACTATGGTTGTTATCTAGCACATAGAGGAGCTTTGGAATCTATTGATGATACAAATTATGATTATACTTTAATATTTGAAGCAGATGCTTTTATTAATGTAGGTATTGAGGAGTTTGTTGAAATAGTACATAGAGCTTGTTTCATTTCACAAAGAGATAATGTTTATTATATAGGATTCGCAAATAATCCTTCTTGGAATAGATGGGGAGTTGATGAACTATTTGCAAAAACTGATTTTAATCAAGACCTTGCACATTGTTATTTAATTCCAAATCGACACAAACAATTCTATATGGATAGACTGGAGGATATTGGATGGGATGTTGGTGATTTATGGTACAACCATGTATTCTATGACCATAGACATTTGAGATATACAACTAATAAAAATTATAGTAAGCAAGCTGAGGGCTATTCTTTATTAGATGAAAAAATAAAAAGTTGGAAAGAAAATTGGAACTAATGATATACGATAATTTAAAAAAGAATTTAAATAACATAATACAAATAAAAAACAAAGTAATTGTACACTTTGTTAGAGGACCTTTTGTTGAAGTAAAAGGAAATACAAATGCTGAGTATCGTATTGAATTTATAGATAGAAGTACTGGAAAAGTTATTCACACTGGAAACATAAAAAATAATATGTGGAGTAAGTGTAATATAGAATATTTTGTAAATTGGCAAATAAAGATATTCGAAAATGGAAAATTGTATGAGGAACATAACTACGATGCAAAAGGTAAACGAGTTTATATAGCTATGGATTCCAGAGCATTGGGAGATACATTGGCATGGTTTCCGTATTTTGAAGAATTCAGAAAAAAATGGGGATGTAAATTAATAGCATCAACATTTATGAATGATATGTTCAAAGATGAATATCCAGATATAGAATTTGTAAGTCCTGGCTCTGGTGTTGAAAATATATACGCAATGTATGGAGTTGGATTATATTATAAAGAAAATAATGAATATAATGAATATAAAAATCCAAATAACTTTAGAGAGCAAACAATGCAAAAAATGGCATCTGATATTTTAGGATTAGAATATAACGAAGTTAGACCAAAGATAAAAAAGAGAGATGTTAAAATAGATAAACAATTAAAGCAAGTTTGTATTGGTGTATTTGGAACGGCTCAATCTAAATTTTGGAATAACCCAACAGGATGGCAAGATGTTGTAGATTGGTTAAATGGTAGAGGCTATACAGTTAAATTAGTATCTAAAGAGGGAGATGATTATATGGGTAACAAACTACCAACCGGAATAGTTAAACACCCAGAAGGACCATTAGAATTGGTTATGGATGAAATGAAAAAATCTAAAGCATTTATAGGAATTGGTAGTGGGTTAAGTTGGTTAAGTTGGGCATTAGATGTTCCAACTGTATTGATTAGTGGATTCTCATATGATTGGGCTGAAATGCAGGATTGTGTAAGAATTGCGGCACCTAAAGGTAAATGTGAGGGTTGTTTTAATAGGATTAGATTAGATGCTGGTGATTGGAATTGGTGTCCTGACCATAAGGGTACTCATAAACAATTTGAATGTACAAGAACAATCACATCGGATATTGTAATAAAAGAATTAGAAAAATTCTTATAAAAATTTAAAAAGAATATACTTATATATATAAACAATAAAAAACATAAATTATGGCAGAATTGGATAACATTCCACAAACACAAACAGTGGAATTAGCACAAGTTAAATTAGATGACAGTACTTTTGAAAAAATTAAAGAGTTGAATGCTAGAGTTCAAAGTTTACTTTTAGAAGTAGGCTCTATATACATCAGAAGAAAAGAAATGGAAGCAGAAATTCTTAGAATGGCTGATGTATTGGAAACGCATGAAAGCGAAATTAAATCATCTAACATAAAATTAAATGATATGGCATCTGAAATTGATGACACATACCCTCAAGCAAGAATTAATATTGCAGATGGTACTGTACAATATCAACCGGGTGCACCTACTAGAAAGCAACAACAAGCTGAACAAGCACAACAACAAAATGGAGCATCTGACTTCAAAGTAGTAAAAGATTAATCCCATATATTTATATGGTATAAGATATATCGTATAATGCAAGGATTAGCAAAATTTTTAGTAGAATCAATATTATTGGAAGCGGAATCCATAAACAAGGTAATAGTTGTTTATTCGGGCCGCTTTCAACCTTTTCATAAGGGCCATTACGCAACTTATGAAAATTTAGTACGCAAATTCGGAAAGGATAGTGTATATATCGGAACTTCTAATGTTACCGATTCAAAAAAATCTCCATTTAATTTTAAAGAGAAAAAAACAATAATGACAAATATGTTTGGTATTCCATCAAGCAAAATTGTCAATATCAGAAATCCATATGCACCTGAAGAAATTCTAAATAAATACGATGAAGATACAACTGGTTTAATAGTTGTAGTTGGTGAGAAAGATGAGCAAAGACTTGGTGGTAAATATTTCACACCATATAAAGGTAAAGTAACCCAACCTTATTTAGATAGAGGATATGTTTATGCAGCACCCGCAGAATCAAACCCAATTAGTGGTACTGATGTTCGTTATTGGTTAAGCGCTGGAAGCGCTGCTGATAGAAAGAAAAACTTTACAAAAGCATATCCAAAATTTGATGAGCAAATATTCAAATTAATTACTCTTAAGTTAAAGAGCTTAAAAGAATGTATTAATGAAGAAATTAAACTAAACGTAAAAGTTGGTGATACTTTATTGATGGGTAAATTCAAAAACAAAAAAGTAGTTGTTAAATCAATTGGTGAGGATGAATGGGGAATGCCAACAATCAATGGTAAAAAAGCAGTAACATTTAGAATCCCTAAAAAAGAGAATTTAAAAGAGATGGGACTTGGTGGTGGAGCTGGTGTGGGTTTGAGTTTACCTGGTGGATATATTAATGGAGCACCTGATACTAAAGATGTTAAAAAAAATAGTAAGAAACTTAACAACAAAGGAATGAGTGGATATGATGAGGTTGATGAAGATAATATTCCTGGTGGTTTAGCAAAAGGTAAAACCCTAATTGATTTAGCTAAAAAATGGGATTCAAAAGGATACTATGACCCAAAACAATTTGCAGAAAAATATGTAAAACCTCAATTGATGAAGGGTATTAAAGTTGAAATGGAACATACAACTGATGTTCGTATTGCAACCGAAATAGCTATGGACCATTTATGGGAAGATATCAATTATTATGAAAAGTTAGCTAAAATTGAAAAACCAATAAAAGAATCTTTATTAACAGAAGGTGGGGCTTATGGACATATGGCACATCCATTTGATATTGAAATGGGTTTAACATTTGGTGACCTTAAACAAATAGTAGTAAGAGCACTTAATGGTGATTTGGAATTAGCAAGAGAAAAGACTGATGGACAGGCATTAGCAATTAGTTGGGTAAATGGTAGATTGGTTGCAGCTCGTAACAAATCTCACTTAAAAGATAAAGGAGTTGGTGCTATGACAATAGGACAAGTAGCCGATAAGTTTGCTGGTAGAGGTGGATTAACCGATGCTTACAACTTCGCTATGCAAGATTTATCAAAAGCAATTGCAGCATTATCCGAACCTCAACGTAAGAAGGTTTTTAAGGATGGTAGTTCGTTTATGAATTTGGAAGTAATATACCCAACATCCGTAAACGTAATTCCCTACAATCAACCCCTATTAGTATTTCATGGTACTTTTGATTATGATATGGCTGGTACTATAATTGGACAAAATCAAGATGCAGCAAAAGTATTAGGTGGAATGATTAAGCAAGTAAATGCACATGTTCAATCTAAATATACAATACAGGGACCTCCAATGCAAACACTCCCTAAAACCGAACATCTTTCTAAATTACAAGGAAAGTATTTGGGAATGATTTCTAAACTACAATCTGAATTTGGATTAGCTGACTCGGATGGTGTAGCAGATTATCATCAGGCATGGTGGACAAATTTTGTAGAAAAGGGAGCAAAGAAATTGGATGCACAACAAAAGATAGGCTTAATTAAAAGATGGGCTTTTTTAGATAAAAGTTTTCGTATAGGGGATATAAAGGATGATAAGATAAGAGCTTGGGCCGAACAAACGGATAAACAAGACCAACAAAAGATATCAAAACAAAACTTAATGAGATTTGAGGAGATATTCTTAGGCGTTGGTGCAGATGTATTATCATTTATGACATCAGTATTAACTGCAAATCCTGCAGAAGCTACTAAACAAATGAAAGCAAAATTACAAAGTACAATATCTCAAGTAAAAGCAAGTGGTGACCCTAAAAAGATTGCAAAACTTAAATTAGAATTAAGTAGGATGCAAGCTTTGGGTGGATTTGATAAAATTGTACCAAATGAGGGATTAGTATTCGTATATGGTGGAAACACTTACAAACTAACAGGTGCATTCGCACCGCTTAATCAGATTTTAGGCATATTTTTTGATTCTTAATTGTTTTCTTGATTTTGATATACTTATATATACAAATATATCGTATATAGTATGGCAAAGGAATTCAATAAAAAGTTTATGCATCCAACTCGTAGGAAGTTGGTGGATATGGTAATGCATGGTGCTGAATATGAAAAGGAATCATTTATTTCATTTTCTGGAGCAGATAAAGAAATTATAAAACGTAAGGTTGGTGAAAAATGGACTGATGGTGATGGTAAGTCTTGGGAGCAATTAGAAGCTGGCAAAGTACAAACATCAGAGCTCGGTGATATAATGGCTGAAACAAGAGCTTATTTAGATAAGTTAAACACTTGTAAATCGGATAATTGCAAAACAATCAAAATAGGTAGAGTTGATAAAAAATTAATATCTAAGACAGGATATTGTTTACATTGTCTTTCTTTAAGAGAAGCTCAAATTAAATATGATGGATTGTGGAAAGAATATGAAGATTATAAAATATATTCTAATATGATTGCACATGGTAAAGATGTAATTGCACAATTTCAACAAGCATATAATGATGCAAAGCAAACTTATGAAGTAGTTCAAGAAGATGGTAAAATTGAAACTTGGAGTATGGAAAGAGATGTTAATGAATTGAAAGCGGAAATAATGATGGATATTGTTAATTTTGAAAAAGAAATAGAAGAAGTTACAAAATTAAGAAATGAGGCTTACCAAAAATTAAAAGATAAAAATTACGATTTAGTAAGACCACTTAAAGATTAGTATGGCAACAGGTATAACACAAAAGAAATCTTTAAAAGAAATTATTGCAGAAGAATACAAAAAATGTGCGGTAGACCCAATACATTTTATGAAGAAGTATTGTATGATTCAACATCCTGTTAGAGGTAAAATACCATTTCAACTGTTTCCATTTCAAGAAAAGACTTTAACGGAATTCAAAAATAATAGATTTAATATAGTTCTTAAATCCAGACAAACTGGTATATCAACACTATCAGCCGGATTTTCTTTATGGAATATGCTGTTTAATAATGATTTCAATATATTAGTAATTGCAACAAAGCAAGATGTTGCAAAGAACTTAGTAACAAAGGTTAGGGTTATGCATGAACTACTACCTAGTTGGTTAAAGAACGGCTCAATGGAAGATAACAAACTTTCCCTTCGCCTGAATAATGGCTCTCAAATTAAGGCTATTGCTAGTTCTCCTGACGCAGGACGTTCGGAAGCATTATCATTACTTATATTTGATGAGGCCGCATTTATTGATGATATTGATGAAATATGGAAATCGGCACAATCTACCCTTTCAACGGGTGGTGCTTGTATTGCATTATCTACTCCTAATGGTGTAGGTAACTGGTTTCATAAAACTTGGGTAGATGCGGAAGAAAGTAGAAATCCTTTTAACACTATTGAATTGCATTGGACTGTGCATCCTGAAAGAGACCAAAAATGGAGAGATTTACAGGAAGAATTATTAGGTAGAAAAGGAGCAGCTCAAGAATGTGATTGTGATTTTATTTCATCTGGTGAAACTGTAATTGAACCAGAATTATTAATGTTCTATAAAGAAACATATGTAATACCACCAATTGAGAAAGGTGGATTTGATGGAAACCTTTGGAAATGGGAACATGCTGATTATTCTAAATCGTATATGGTAGTGGCCGATGTGGCTAGAGGTGATGGTGCCGATTATTCTACTTGTCACGTACTTGATATTGTTAATTCAGTTCAAGTAGCTGAATATAAAGGTAAAATTGATACAAAGGATTTTGGAAATTTCTTAGTAGCACTTTCAACTGAATATAATGATGCTTTACTTGTGATAGAGAATGCAAACATTGGTTGGGCAACGATTCAGCAAGTAATAGATAGAGGATATAAAAACTTATTCTATATGAGTAAGGATTTGAAATATATTGATACTGAAAATCAAATGACAAATAGATATAGAGCCGAAGATAGAGGATTGGTAGCTGGATTTTCAACCACTTCTAAGACTAGACCTTTAATTATATCTAAATTAACCGATTATTTTAGAGAAAAATCAATTATAATTCGTTCATCTCGTTTAATAGATGAGTTATTTACATTTATCTATATGAATGGTAGAGCTGAAGCAATGAAGAGTTATAATGATGACTTGGTAATGGCATTTTCAATTGGATTATGGGTAAGGGATACTGCACTTCGTTTAAGACAAGAGGGAATTGATTTAACTAAAAGTGCAGTAGGTGGAATTACATCAAATACTTATACTGGTATTTATGGTGGTGCAAATAGTATGGATGATGACCCTTGGAAAATGAGGGTTGGGGATGGATTTGAAGATTTATCTCAATGGTTGTAGTGTTTTGATATTTTACGATATTTATGTTATATAATGTCAAAATAGAAAACTGATAAAATAAATTATGGCAGAACAAGAATTAGATGATAGTAAAAGTTTTTTTGGTAGACTAAAGAAATTATTCTCAACAAATGCTATTGTTACCGTTGACAAAAATGGTAAGCGTAGAGTTGTTGATACGGATGAGAAGCAAATGAGTACAAACTTTGTAAATC